CCTTGGACTGAGCATTGGCTCAATTCTAAGGGTCAACAAAACGCACCACAAGAAACGGAGATTGAAAGTTATGTCGTTGGAGGAATCAAACAAGATGTCAAGTCAGACTCCTTTGCAGGGTTCTCCCTCTGATCCAGAGTGGGATTTAGAGGAACTTAAGAAAGCAATTACTGATAGTGCTGATGAGTATGATAAGTTACTAGACAAAGCAGGTCAGCATGAACTGCCACAAGGTACAGCAGAAGCAATGTGGGAGATGGAACGTCATATGTGGGCACAAAGACAGGGTAAAGATGAATCTAGTTTCTAATCAAACCAAGAAATTCAAACAAATGAATACTTTGTTTAATAATCAATTCTATTTTCATTTTAAAGCACCAAATGCTGACCAATTAATTGCTTTCTTAGATGAAAAGAATGATATTGATAATAATGTTCATTGGGCAAATAACTGTGTTGTTGATACTGTATCATTAGAATCGTCTCCAGAGGTGATTGATCTTATCTCACCATCATTACAGAAACTCGCAGAAGAATTGAAGTTTAATGGTAGATTTTTTATCTTACACCCATGGATTAATATCTACAATGAACATTCATATCAAGAGATACATGAACACAAAGAATGTGATATGTCTGCTGTCTTTTTCCTTAATGAAGGAGATGATTTCGCAAAGTTTTACTTTACAGATAGATTTAGTTGCTCCTTAACTTCTAGTATAAGACATGTGCTTAACTATCATGACACTCAAACCCCAGTGGTTAGTGCTGGTGATATAATATTCTTCCCTAGTGCATTATATCATGGTGTTGCTCCTCATAAAAGCAAACAAGTGAGAAAAACTATGTCATTTAACTTTAACTTTGAATTTGAATAATGTATAGAGCACTTCCACCAGAATTACATGTTAAAGATAGTTCTGTCGCAGGACAAGGACTATTTGCGAAGGAAGATATCGATGCTATGATGTATCTTGGTATCTCTCACGTTGTGGTGGATGAAGATATTATGAGAACTCCTTTAGGTGGATTCGTAAATCATAGTGAAGATCCTAACTGTGTGAAATGGTATGAACAGGAGGATTGGGGTAAGATTTACCACATGAAGACTATCAAACAAATTAAGAAAGGTGAAGAATTATTTCTTAAGTATACCTTCTATTCAGTAACAGACTGAACATGAAAATAACGAGGTGCTTGACTAAATAGTTATGTCGTGTTATCATGACAATACGTTCATCCCAGAAGGGACGCAAGTAAGCCGACTCGGAACGGACACGTTCATCCTATGGAATTTTTATTAGCTGCTGCATTAACTTGTGCCGATGTATCAAGATTGGTAGATCGTGCTCAGACTGAGAGAGATCTTAGTCCTGAAACCAGACAAGAGATAGTGGAGATGTACCAAGTACATCTTACGGAAGCAGCAGGACTAGAGTGTACATGGGACGCAAAAGCCGACTGAAGGAACGGTATTAAAAACACCTAATCCTACAGGAGAAACCAAATGGCACAAGTCACATACCGTGGTGTCAAGTACGACACCAACAAAGATCGTCCTTCTAATAAGAAGGAAGTTGTTCTCACATATAGAGGACACAAGTTTACTAAAGCAATTGCTTAAGTAACGTCACGATATGTATATAAAGACACCTTATTGACAGGTGTCTTTTTTTATGTGATAATAAATACTGGAAATTGTATTGAGAGTCATGAAAATTTTTCTAGACTGCTCTGATGTTGACCTAATAAAACAGTCTTATTCTACTGGGTTAATTGATGGAGTTACTACTAACCCCAGTTTGATGTTGAAGAATGGTCACAACCCTTTGGATGTTCTTAAGGAGATAACTTCTATCTTTCCTTGGGATGCTTCAATATCAGCAGAGGTAGTGGGAGAAACAGTAGAAGACATGCTAGCCATGGCTGATACTTACTTGGAGATAGCACCTAACATTACTATTAAAGTACCTTGCACACGTACAGGTCTTAAGGCATGTAAGGATTTATCTGAGGATGAGGTGGCAGTTAACGTAACACTTATATTCTCTGCTGCTCAAGCAATACTTGCTGCTAAAGCAGGTGCAACATACGTTTCACCATTCATAGGTCGTTTGAACGATCAATATTGGGATGGTATATCATTAGTGGAGGAAATTTCAGATGTATTCACAACGCATGGTTCTAAAACTCAAGTACTCGCTGCTTCAATTAGAGAACCAATTCAAGTCGCAAAGTGTTTTCGAGTGGGGGCTGATATCTGTACTCTGCCTTGGGATATATTTAATAAAATGTATGACCACATCTTAACTGATCAGGGTATGGATAAGTTTGACTCGGACTGGAGTCAACTCCAGGATAAACTGAAGTGAACGGTAGAGTGAATAAGGTAACGATGGTAGCCCAGATCATGAAGATGAAAACTGGGTTAGAAAATGGGTGGTATCCTGAATGGGATGAGAGACAGAGAGGAGCAGCACAGAGGATACTGCTCAATGTATTAGAACATTTAGATGAGTACTGGGAGTAATGGAAAAAAGAAATTTAAAAACATTAATAACTGATATAGAACGAGCATTAGCAGAGTTAAAGTCTGAAGTTTATTCAGACACCTCTGCTTATCGTATAGATAGTGGCGATGGAATAAAATCCTATGCCCAAGTTAATGATGAAGACGGAGAGTGCGACTAATGAAAAAGATACAGAAACTTCTGAGGGAAGTTATGAGAACCCCTGGACCTATCAGGGTACAACTTTTACTTCTAACGACATTAACGGTTTCTTCGGTTACGTCTACAGGATTACTAATTTGCAATCGGGCAAACAATACATCGGCAGAAAATACTTTACACAACGTCGTAAACCTAGAGGTGGTAAGAGAAGGGTTACGTCTGAGAGTGACTGGAAGAAGTACTACGGAAGCTCTGAAGAACTTAAAGGAGATCGAAAGTTACTTGGGAACTCCTGTTTCAAACGAGAAATAATATCTCTACATACTACTCTTGGTAAAGTAAACTACGAAGAGACACGACAATTATTTTTAAATAATGTACTTACTGAATCTACTGACGATGGTCAACCAGCATATTACAACAGCAATATACTGGGTAGGTACATGAGAAAGGATTATTTTAATCTAAATAGTTGACGCTCCATAAGGAGTCTGCTATAATCTCAGGGTAGTGAAATGTTTTCTCACATGAACACTGATTTCTTTGAACATGAAGAGGTTGAGGACGCAATGATTGATATTATTATTGATCAGTTACATAAGTATGCTGACCTTGAGAATGAAAAAACTACTGAACTAGCAAATTTAATCACATGAACCCTTATCTAACAGCAATACAAGCACTTGAAAATTGTGTCAAGGATGCTATGGAAAACAACATTGATGCAAGTACTCAGAGTGAGATCTGGAGACACTATCAAGGTATTAAATCAATTGCAAAGCAACTTGATCAAGATAAAATAAGTCTCGATATTAATACTGATACTATCACTGGTGTTAATTATACAGTGAATGATCTAGCATATGATGCATCACAACCTGTAACCTTCCCTTCTGCTTTTAGTGAAGACATTATCACTTTTAATACAGGTACCGATACTGTCACAGTTCCTGAACATGAAGATGATGAGAAGATAGTTCTCTAGTCTTTACCAATAGACTCTAAACTAGATGGTGTTTCACGGTATGACAGTTATTCATAGTGATCACGGTGTATTTAAAAGGGGGGTGTAAACCCCCCTTTTTTATTGCTTATGACTGTCATAAGGGATCTTTATAGACCGTACCTCTTGACAGAACTTTAGATTTACTATATAATTATGTTACGTTTCTTAACAAACGAATGACAACTTCAACTAATAGTATGAAGCGTTATACTACTACTGAGTATGGCAAGCAGAATATGTTTGCTGCTGAACCTCAGATAGAAGTAATCGAAAACTTCAACTACTGGGAGAATGCCGAGCAAACTAATGGTCGCCTAGCGATGATTGGATTCTTTGCTCTTGTACATAACTACATCTTATTCGGTGCAGTTATTCCAGGCATCTTCTAAGACTTAAGGTCTTTACACCACGAGCATACGCTCGCCACTTTTAACCCTATTACAAATCTAAAAAGGAGAAAAACAATGACACCAGAAGCAGAAAAGTTTAATGGATGGATGGCAATGATTGGATTCGTTGCAGCAACAGGTGCTTACATCACCACAGGTCAAATCATTCCAGGTATATTCTAATGAATCCATCACAAGCATTAGACCTAGTAGTAAGAGCAAACGGAAGGTTTACAATGGTAGCCTTCTGGATTGGACTCGCAGTCTACACTAAGGTTACATACTTTAGTTAGAAAATCCTAACGTATAAATACTTACTCGTAACATTTCTAAACATGTCTGACTTTTTAGTCGAGACTGATTCAATATCCCCTTTAGCAGCTATTCTGTGGTGTTTCTACCCGATGGCTGCTTTAGTACTAATTGAACTACTTCTTCGTGCATTTAACAATGACGATGACGATGATGATGGTGGAAAAGGGATTAGAATTCGACAGCAAGATTTAGCACCAGCATACTCACCTTCAGGAGCATAACATGCCTTTCATAGTTTTCGGTTGCGTTTTAGCAGCAACAGCATACGCTAACGTTTTTTCATTTGTATTACAGTGATCCCTCTAGCACTACTATTAACTTCTATACCTCCAGGCTCTAGGGATCTCGTAGAGTTTGGATTTTTTATGTGTGTTGGTATCACAGCAGGATCCTTAGGATTGATATAGTGTTACAACCAATACGATACTGATTATAAAATCTAATCTAAATATTTCTTTCAATAAACAACATGCCTACAGATCTTTATCAAGACATGGAAACTCTCAATGCCTTATATGAGGAACTCTGTTGGGATCCAGAAGATGAATTGGAATTTAAAGCAGATTATAAAAATGATCGGATTATTATCCAATTGCAAAGAGACTAAATACAATTGAATATCGTCGCCGCAGGGGTACTACTGGCAAAATCCAGTGGACACCCCTCTTTTTTTATGGTATTATAGGGACATGATAGAAATTCTACTAGCACTAACACCAGCAGACTATAGTCATCTAGCACGAGCAGTGCAGGTGGAGGCAGTACCTAATACTATGGATGAGTATTGTGTTGCTGCATCAATTTTAAATCGAGTAGCATCTCCATACTATCCAAGCACAGTGGAAAATGTTATCTATGCACCTGGTCAGTATGAAGGGTTACATTATAAGAACCCTACTGTTAATGAGACTGTGGTCTCTCGTCTTAAAGATAAGGAAAAGATGACAGAGGCACATAATATCATTGGTGATAGAACTGATTTTAAAGGTCAGAGTATGCTTCCATATCGGGTTGCATCAGAAGATCCAATGTGTGATCCTAAAGGAAATTTCTTTCACCACCACTGGCAAAATTAATACATATCTTTATGCCTAAGCAATCAATTAAATTCATCATCGCTCAAGATGGGACAGTTACAGAAGAGGTACAAGGTGCTGAGTCAAAGCAGTGCCTAGATATTACACTACCATTTGAAGAAGCACTCGGTACAGTTTCATCACGAGAATACAAACCAGAATATTATGTCACACTTCAGCAAAATCAAGACCAAGATCTATCCAACCATCAATGATTGAGGTTATTGATGATTTCTTACCTTCAAATCAGTTTGAACAGATTAGTATTAATTTGATGGGGAATAATTTTCCATGGTATTGGAACAACTTTGTAAATGATAGTAATGAGCAACATGAGCACGGACAATTTACGCATGGTTTTTTAAACTATGAATTAGATAATCCATGGGAAAGTATTTACGGACAATTGCTTGAGGATTTCATCGACTCTTTCACATGGAAAGAGATGCTGCGAATTAAAGCAAACCTGATCCCACGTACTCCAACTAATATTGTATCAGGATACCATGTTGATCAACCCTTCCCACACAAAGTGGGCATATTATACATCAACACCAACGATGGGTGTACAATGCTTGAGAATGGTGATAGAATAGATTGTGTTGCTAATCGTATGCTATTTTTTGATGGTGGTATGAGACACTCTAGTGTCACATCTACAGATCAATACAATCGTGTTGTAATCAATCTCAACTACACATAACTATGTCACACTTCAGCAAAGTCAAAACAAAAATCAAGGACAAACCAGCATTGATTCAAGCATTGATGCTTGATGGTTATCCAGTTGATATTAATCGAGAGTTAGTGAATCCTATAGGACATGATCATGAGAGAGTAAGATGTGAGGTAACTATAGGTGATGACATGGGTTTCGTATGGAATAAACAGACTCAATGCTATGAGTTAGTAACTGATAGACAAACTTGGTCTCATCAGATACCAATAGAAAGATTTATTGAAAAGATAACACAGTTATATTGCATACAATTGCTGACTGCCACTGCAAAGTCGCAAGGTTTTGAGATAGAAAATCAGAAAGTTAATAGTAATAATGCCGTTGAGTTAACTGTCACACGCTGGACTTGACGAGATACAAAACTTCATATATAATATTAGTGTCTTTAAATTCAGACATTTCATCTTCCCCCTAACCAAGACCATGGGGTAATAATGTCTTTTCATACCGTTCACTAAACGTTTTCTTAATTCAATGACATCTATTACACGTAAGGAGCAAGGTCTCCTTTCTGGATGGAGTGAGTTTTGTGAGTGGGTAACAAGTACGAACAACCGCATCTATGTTGGTTGGTTCGGAGTCTTAATGATTCCTTGTTTGCTTGCCGCAACAACTTGCTTCATTATTGCTTTCATCGCTGCTCCACCTGTGGACATTGATGGAATCAGAGAACCAGTTGCTGGTTCATTCTTATATGGTAACAACATCATCTCTGGTGCTGTAGTTCCATCTTCAAACGCTATCGGATTACACTTCTATCCCATCTGGGAAGCTGCCACTGTAGATGAGTGGTTGTATAATGGAGGTCCATATCAGTTAGTAATCTTCCATTTCCTTATCGGAATCTCTGCTTACATGGGTAGACAGTGGGAGTTATCATACCGCTTAGGTATGCGTCCATGGATCTGTGTAGCATATTCTGCTCCAGTATCTGCTGCATTCGCAGTATTCTTAGTGTATCCTTTCGGACAAGGATCCTTCTCTGATGGTATGCCTCTAGGTATATCAGGGACATTCAACTTTATGTTTGTCTTCCAAGCAGAGCACAACATATTAATGCACCCCTTCCATATGGCAGGTGTAGCAGGTATGTTTGGTGGAGCACTCTTTAGTGCTATGCACGGATCACTCGTTACATCTTCTCTAATCAGAGAGACTACCGAGAATGAGTCACAAAACTACGGTTACAAGTTTGGTCAAGAAGAAGAGACCTATAACATTGTTGCTGCTCATGGATACTTCGGACGTTTAATCTTCCAGTATGCATCATTCAACAACAGTAGAAGTCTTCACTTCTTCCTTGCTACATTCCCTGTAGTCTGTGTATGGTTAACCTCTATGGGTATCTGTACAATGGCATTCAACCTAAACGGATTCAACTTCAACCAGTCGGTAGTTGATGCATCAGGTAAGGTTGTTCCTACATGGGGTGACGTTCTTAACAGAGCAAACCTTGGTATGGAAGTTATGCATGAAAGAAATGCACACAACTTCCCTCTTGACTTAGCATCTGCTGAGACATCTGAAGTTGCACTTGTTGCTCCTTCAGTAGGGTAATGATTCTTGTATTCCTTATCGTAGGTTTACTATTCTTTATTATTGGGTACGGTTTATACCTTACCTTTGGACCGCAAGGTAAAGACCTACGAGATCCTATAGCAGAACATGCTAGGATGCACGAGTTAGGTATCGCTCACGGACACACACCAAAAAGATCGGTTGACACCTAAATAAATTAACCGTATAATAAGAGACCCTTCGGGGTCTCTTTTTTTCTACTATGACTTTTTTAATAGCAATAATGTCATTTGCAAACTTTGTATTCTATCCTTTAGTGATAGCAACAATTATTGCATTTATTATTGAACAGATCTTCAGATCACAGGATAAAGCACCTGAGATTCTTAGATCTATGGCAGTCAGAAAGTATTTCTGGAGGCAAGCATGGTTATTCAACATCATCTGGTTTGTTGGGTACTTTATATTATTAATCGTGAATAGACCAGGCACACAAGCAATGCCAGATATGATTTGGCAGGGGTAATTATGAACAATCACATTAAAAACACAAGAAAGATGTACTATAAGTATCTTTCTAAGAATGTAACTGAAGTATTAGTTCAGTTTAAGGATGAAGAACCTGCATGGATTCCTTTATCAACATATGAGGCAATACCTGGCATATCATTATCAAGTGAGGAGAGTAGGTATTGGAACGGTGAACTTGAAGGTGAAGAGTTTGAGAAGGCATTAAATAAATATGGTTATGAGTACACACAAATCCCATCACGTTATTAATCATGGCACTATCACAACAAACAATAGATTATCTACTTGAAGCAGAAGGTAGTATTAGGTCAGCACTTAAATCTGCTGCGGTGAATGAAAAACCTTTAGTTATAAATCAAATATCTAAATTATTATATGATATAGATCATCTTAAGGAGTTTGAGAATTTGCAGGATATTGTTGAGTCTGCTATGAAAGAACGTGAAGAATGATTGCACAACTCTAAAGACATTATAAAATTTATAGATAATTCATATAACTATGTTATAATATCAACACACACCACCATAGAACTATGATTAATCTAGACGAACGATACCATTCTTACTTAGATGGAAGTAAGAGAATGAGAATAGATGGCATAGAGGAAAGAGTAAAGGCATACGGATGGCATTGTGATGGTAATGACATTAAAGGACATTATGTAACAACAGAGAATTATAAGTTGTTCTATAATATGGATGGGCTTTTTACAAAGATGGTGGCACTTAGAGAACTGTCCACTGTTGCTTGACTTTCTTTCGTGAATGTAATATTATATAAATGTTGAGGGATATGTGGTTCTACTGCCCGAACTCAGCAAGGGTTCAATCATTTTGGATACGGCATACCAGAAATGGTACACTCCTTATATGATTACTTGCTAGGTTAGTAGGGGTTCAGGTGTAAGCGATTCCCAGTAGGTAAATTTGGGTTGCAGGGTGAAACCCTGAGTATAACCCCGTTCCCTCAACACTCCAAACTATTTCTTTTCACTTATGGCAACAAGATCACGCATTGGACTGTTAATTGGTGATGAATCAGTTGTCTCAGTCTATCATCATTGGGATGGTTATCCTGAATGGTTAGGTGTTACTCTTCGTCAGAAATACACCACTAAAGAGCAAATTTCTGAATTACTTGATGGTGGTGACATTTCTTGCATTGATTCTGACACTGATTGGAAAAATGAAAAGCGTGAACCTCATGTATTATATTACAATGCAAGAGGTGAAGACACTGAACCA